TTTTTTTTGCTAACATAAATGTTTTTTTTTTTATTGACATAGTTTACCTGTCCAGGCCTCACATCGGGTGATGTTCGCAGAATGAAGCTGGAGATCCTGAAAGACAACAAAAACACCCAGGCCAGGGTGGGCACAATCATGACTGTGCAACAAAAAGCAGGCAAGGATTGGGTTAAAAAAGGCTGGGCAATTGATCTCAGCAATCCCCTTCCAGATCCTGAACCTGAAGCCGATGAAGTGGAAGAGTTTGAGATCATGATCAGCGATGACAGCACAGATGAATTTGAACCCTCCCAATCTTAAAACATGGCAACAACTGGAAATGTAAAGGCCAACCTTCTGGGGCTGTACATCAGCACCGATGGTGGCACTACTTACACCCTGGTGGGCAGCGCAAACACTGCCACCCTCAGCATCTCGAATGAGACCCTTGATGTGACAACTAAAGCAAACAGCGGTGCCCGCTCTCTGCTCTATGGTCTCCAATCAGCAACCATCACAGCTGAAGGCTTTGTGAAGTATGATGACACCATAGGATCACAGCAGCTCCGCTCTGTGGCATTGGGTGGCACTGATGATGCAGATTATCAGGCGCGATTCACCACAGGTGTCACAGGTGACAAAGAGGTGAGCTTTGATGCAGTGATCACCTCATTTGAGGAGACAGCTGCAGTGAATGAAATTGCTACCTACAGCATCACCCTGGAGAACACAGGGCCGATCACTGAAGCAACTGTATCCTAAGAAACAACCCTGGCAGGCCTGGCATCCCTTTCCTGGGAATGCTGGGCCTTGCTTCATCCATAGAACCACATGAACACACTGAGAGGAGAAGTGCAGGTGAAAGCTGGGGCAATGACCCTAGATGCTCTGCTCAACATGAACTGCTTCAGGATCCTTTGTCAGGATCAAGAAATGGAGCTGGCTGATCTGGACAACTTTGCCACAAGCAATGCACTGGAATTTGTGCCAGCTGTGCTTTGGGCAGGAGTGAAGAATGCAGCAGCCTATCATGGCAAGGAGCTGCCAGAAGGCCTGGCTTTTGATCGCTTTGCTGCTTTGGTCCTGGCTGATCCAGATGCCATCACAGCATACGCTTCCCAGATCAGTGATGCATTGGGCTTCAATGATCCTGAGTCTGAGACTGCGGGAAAGTAGAAGAGGGAGCATCAATCAGCACCTGGCGTGAGCTCTATTCCCTGGGGCTCTCAATGGGATTGCTTCCTGATCAGTTCTGGGGGATGACCCTGGCTGAATTCGGATGCTGGTCAAAAGGATTGAAGCACGAGGAAGAGCGGCATTGGGCCAGGACATCAGCGATGATGGCCCTGGTTGCAAACACCCAGCGATCACAGAAATCCAAGGCCTACAAGCCCAACGATTTCAACCCATATGCAAAAGCAACAGAGCACACATCAATACCCACCACTGATCAAATTGAATACCTGAAGAAATGGCAAGGCAATCCCTCCTGAGTGTCCTCCTTGATCTCAATGCTGATGGCTTTGAGAGCGGCCTGCAAAAGGCCCAGCGCTCCATGCGCAGGACATCCAGGAGCCTGAAGAGAAGCGGTGCCAATCTGACCAGGAATGTCACAGCTCCACTGGGGCTGATCGCTGTAACCTCCTTCAAGGTGGCTGCTGATTTTGAGCAGTCAATGGCAAAGGTGAAGGCTGTCTCTGGAGCAACAGCTGGTGAATTCAAGAAGCTGAAAGAGAATGCCCTGGAGCTGGGCAGCTCAACCAGGTTCAGCGCTTCCCAGGTGTCAGCTCTACAGCTGGAATTTTCAAAGCTGGGATTCACAGCAACTGAGATCACAAAGGTCACAGGGGCAACATTGAACCTGGCACAGGCAACCGGATCAGACCTGGCACAATCAGCTGAAGTGGCTGGTGCAACCCTCAGAGCTTTTGGCCTGAATGCAAGTGAGACAGGCAGGGTCACTGATGTGATGGCTGCCAGCTTCTCCAGCTCTGCCCTGGACATGGGCAGCTTCCAGGATTCCATGAAGTTTGTGGCTCCAGTTGCAAGAAAGGCTGGGCTGAGCATTGAGCAGACCACAGCAATGCTGGCTGCGATGGCAAATAATGGCATCAAGGGAAGCCAGGCTGGAACGGCATTGCGCAGGATCCTCTCCACAGTGGGAGCCACTGGGGGTGATGTTTCTGCTGCCCTGGAGAAACTGAGCAAGGAAAGCCTGACCCTGGGAGGAGCCCAGGATGAGGTGGGAAGGAATGCCCAAAGTGCTTTGCTGGTCCTGTTGGACAGCATGGGAGTGGTGGATGATCTCTCAGGTGCTTTTGAGAATTCTGCAGGGGCAGCAGGTGGAATGGCTGCCACTATGGATGACACAGCTGAGGGAGCTGTGAAGCGGATGCAGTCCGCAGTGGAAGGTGCGCAGATCAGCATTGGATCTGCCCTGGCACCCACCATGCTGGACATCATCAAGACCATTGAGAAGATGGCTGCTGGATTCAGCAACCTATCCANNGGCACCCAGGGATTCATTGTGAAGGCTGGCCTGGCAGCAGCTGCCATTGGGCCATTCAAGAGCAGCCTGGGTGGTATGCTGGGAATGATCAGCAAGAGCCAAACAGCAACAAAGCTCCTGAGCAGAAGCCTGACCCTCCTGGCAAATCCCATGACAGCTCTGGTGGCTTCAGCTGGCATCCTGGTGTATGCACTTCTGGATCAAGCTGGTGCCTTCGAGGATGTGAACCGGGTGCAGAAGAAGATCCAAGGGATCAGCGACAAAGCCCAGGGAGCATATGTCCAGGAGGCAGCCAAGGTGAATGCCCTGGCTGAAGAATACAGACTTTTTGAAGGGGATCTGCAGAAGCGGAAAACCATCCTGAATGATCTCAAGGCCATCAGTCCTGACTACTTCGGGGATCTGGATTCTGAAAAAACGAAATATGAAGACCTGAAGAAAGCGGTGGGCAACTACACTGCAGAGGTCAAAGCAGCAGCCATTCAGAAGGCATTTGGTGATGCCCTGGTGGATGTGGTTGCTGAGCAGCTGGTGGCCACTGAGAACCTGAGAGATGCTGAGCTGAGGCTGGCCAAAGCCCAGGAAGGTGTTGCCAATGCTGCAAAGCAATCTGGTGGATCAATTAGAGATGGAACCAGTGGCAGGCTGGAAGCATCTCTGGAATTGACAGCAGCACAGAAAGCAGTGAATGATGCCACATCTGAGGGCAATGCGCTTGAAGCTGAGCGGGTGGGCATCCTGGGAAAAATTCAGAGGGCAGAGGCAAGCCTGGCAGAGGCCAGATCAGATGCAGGCCTGGATCCAGCAAGCAGCAGCGAATCAACAGACACAGGCGGTGGAGCAGTAACGGCAACAGCAGTCCCAATCCCAGTCAAGTTTGACCTGGCCAATGATCCTCTGGGTGATCTGATGGGCCAGCTATCTGATGAGCTGAATTCTGCTGCATCCCAGCTCAGCCTGGACGGTGATCAAGTTGCCAACCTGGATGCAATGGCCAAGGCCTATGAGAAGGCAGCCCTGGAAGCTGCCAAGCTGGGAGAAGTTGACCTGGCTGCACAACTCATGGAGCAGGCCAGAGCTGCCCAGGAAGTGGATGGCATTGCACCGATCATGGAGAATCTCCAGCGGGCAATGGGCGTGGCAGATCTGCAGGCACAGGCTTTTGGTGGATCCTTTGATCTGATCGGGGCACAGACTTCAGCTCTGCAGCAAGCCATCAGCTCTCTCCTGGAAGCAGGCCTGACACCAACCAGCACCAAGGTGATGGAACTGGTGGCACAGCTCAACGGTCTCAGCACAGTGACTGTGGAAGCAGCCACAGCAATGGAGGCAACAGCAGCCCAGCTGGGGACGGTTTTTGAAAACATGTTCACCACCATGCGCCAAGGCCAGGAGGCTTTGACTGAGGCTGTGGTGGAAGGCACAATGAGCCAGGCAGAGGCAGCCAAGAAAAGCAGTGAGCTGCAGGTGAAGGCAGTCAAGTCAGCAGCGCTCAAGCTGATCAACATCTTCCTGGCAGAAGCCCTGGCAGGTGTGATCAAGGAATCCTTCACCAAAGCACCTCCACCGATTGCAGCAGGAATTGCAGCAGCTGGTGTGGCAACAGTGAATGCTCTCTTCAACAGCCTGGTGAAGCTGAAGGATGGTGGAATGGTCCTGGGGCCACAGCTCGCTCTCATCGGGGACAACCCATCTGGGAAAGAAGCGGTGATTCCATTTGAGAAGATGGGGCGCTTCCTGGATATGGCTGGAGGATCAAGAGGCCCCCAGGAGGTGGTGATCACAGGAAGGATCTCTGGCAAGGATATCCTGCTGACCAATGAGAGAGCCAGTGACCAAAGAACCCGCGTGAGAAATTTCTGAGATGGCAAAAAGATTCACAGCAGAATTTGATGACATAGATGGTCAGGAGTACCGGATCAGCATCTTTGATGACAACTATGCAGGGGCATCAGTTGAGCAGGATCTGACATGCGCAGTCCCAGGCTTTGATCTCAGCTACGAAGGAGAACCGGATCAACCCTACCAGGGAATCATCTCCAGCACCCTCACATGCCACCTCATCAATGATGGTGGTGCTTTTGATACCTGGCTGCAGAACATTCCAAGCCTAACAGGAGAGAATGATGTGACCATCACCCTGGAATGGAAGAATGCCAGCACCTACCAGCTGGAATGGGCCGGGGTGGTCATGGTGGATCAGATTGAGATTGAGGATATGCCAACCCCATCCAGGGTGAAGCTGGTGGCAAATGATGGGATCAGCTTCCTGAAAACGATCAGGGGCACGATCACAGAAACCAATGCCAACAGTGTGGATGTGCTGTCCTCAAATAGTGTGATCAACTGGCTGCAGGAGATCCTGACGAACACCAAGAGCTCTGTGCACTGGGGAGGATCAGATGCATTCATCAGAGCCTGGACAGACTTCAAGCCAGACAACTTTGGCAACAGCCTTGCCAATGGTGGCCAGGGCACAAGTGGATTGAATGTCCTGGATTACACCCAGTTGACAGGTGCATTTGATCCCAACACCATCAATGTCCTGGATGGAACTCCAGAGGCTTACTCAGATTGGACCTTCCTGCAGAGCATCTGCATGNTGTTCAATGCCAGACTGTGCCTGGCCAATGGAGAGTGGCACTTCTGGCCTGTCAATCAGCACCTGATGGAGGCCAATGGTGATGATTACACTTACAGTCATGTGATCTACAGCAAGGCAGGAACTGAGCTGAGCATGACCCAGCAGCAGAAGGGGGAATTCTATTCCAGGACCACACCCCAGCTGGGACCAGGAACAACAGCCAACAGGTATGTGCAGCTGAGCGGTGGGAATATCTCTCACACAGTGCCCTTGAAGAACTTCAGAAGGGCCAGACCATACAGATCCCTGCTCTGGCTGAATAACAGCATCAGGGTGGGTGGTGGCACCACCATGCACATCAGTGTGAATGGCTTTGATCTGGTCAATTTCGATGCACCACAGTCCTTCTTCACGGGGGCCCAGTTCTTGATTGATGGCAGCATCCAGGTCTCCAGGGCAGCACAGTCCAATTCTGGATACAGCGGGCCTGCTGGCATTGCAATTCTCAGGATCAAGTGCAACCTGGATGTGGGCAGCTACAGATACAACCCAGCCAATTCAACCTGGGTCACCGATCAGACCACAGATCAGTTCTTCTTCATTGAACAGATTGGATCCATCTCCCAGGGCATTGATGTCTCAGTGCCATTCCAGATCAGCACTGTGGGGCTTCCTGATGATTCTGAAACCCTATCCTGTGACATTGATGCTGACTTCATCAATGGAGTTGGGCAGAGCTTGAATGCTCTCTTTGATGATTCAATCCCGGTGACATTTCTGGGATGCTTCATCACCACCAGCCTGCAGAATGATGCCTTCCAGAATCAGCTGCTTTTCCAGGGTGAAACTTCCCTGGATAACACCGAGCCATTCACCCAGGGAAGCCTGGTGTTCGGAACGGTGAACAGCATTGGAACAAATTCAGGGCAGCTCAATGTGATCCATCAATATCAGGCCAGCACAATCAGCTGGGACATGGGATCCTGGGTAAGCCACTTCAGCACTGATGGAGCGCACATCAACAGGCTCTGTGTCAGGGAAGCCATTGCACTGATGCAATCAGGGCTGCCCAAAAGAAGTGGACAGATCAAGATCCCAGGAACCATGCGGATCCCATCACCGCTGATGACCATCCAGGATCAAGCTGGCACATCATATTTCATGGTGACCAGTCTCACCTACAGCTCAGATCAGAGGCTGGCCAGTGTGGACAGGCTCCAGGTCAATGCATTGGATCTCACAAATATCTCAGACAATGGAGATCAAGGGGAGGGAACTGATTCAGATGGGAACACTGGCAGCGGATCAGG